TCGTTCACTTCATCCTGACCCAGCTCTCCCAAGTGGGGCAAGTTGACCCCAACGCACAAGAGGAATCTCAACCATGAGTATCACCACCGCCGTTTGCGACACGTACACCAAGGAGGTCATGGAGGGCGTGCACGTCCTGGCTGACACCTACAAGATCGCCCTGATCAAACCCGCAAGCGCTGGCACTCTGGGTGCTGGCACCACCAACTACAGCGATCTGGGCACCGATGAAGTAGCCACGGCATTGGGCTACACGGCAGGCGGCATTGCGCTCACTGGTGCGGCTACTGCACTGGCCGGTGGTGTGGCTTCGCTCGACTTCAACGATGCCACGTGGCCAACCGCGACATTCAGCGGTGCTGGCGCGCTGATCTACAACTCCAGCAAGTCCAACAAGGCAGTGGCCGTGCTCTCGTGGGGTGGCACTTTCACCGGCAGCGGTGGCAATTTCACTGTGCCCATGACCAACCCAGTGCAGGCAACGTAAGGACTGAACCATGGCAGCCAAGACCGATCAAGTCATCATCCTGCCCCTTGACACGGGCAACACCGGCAAGAAGATTCGCACCAAGGAGAGTGTGGTCGGTGCCAACACGGTAGAGGAATATTTCTTTATACCAAGCTCTGAGCGTGACGTTATTGGGCAGTACAAGTTCGTCCAACCTGCACAAGCCATCCCAACTGCGGCTCAGACCGGCACAACTACGGGCTTGCTGTACCTGACTAACCCGCTGGCCTCCACGATCAAGATCGCCATCGACAGACTGTCGTTTAAACATGGGTTTTCGACAACCCTCGGCGTTGACTTGATTGCACCGCTGATTCATATGGCACGGATTAGTTTTACTGGAACGCTGACAGCGGCAACCACTACCACCGTCAAGCGCGACACCATAACCGCAGCTCCACAAGGCTTGTTGTCTATCGCCATGACTGGCTTGACGGTTACTCTGGTCGGCAACGTCTGGTCATTCATGGGTCAGACTGAGGACTTGGTAACTGGCGGCGGCGGTCACTGGAACCCCATGTCTGACGAGTTCAACCCAGGTGGTGAGGATGACGAAATCATTCTGCGGCCTGGTGAAGGTCTGGTTGTTTACTCAACTCTCGCAGTCACCACAGCTAACCGCAAGATCATGTGTAACGGGGCTTGGTTCGAGTTCAACTAAGGTAGCCCATGGCATTCACGCTCATTGATGGCGTTGTCGCCAATGACGCGTTTGCCACACCCGCAGCGCCCGGCACATCGGCGCTGGTCGATGGCCTCAACAATCAGTCATTCGCCACGCCCGCGAGCGCTACGGCCCAGCCGGTTGATGCTGTCCTTGGCCTCACCACCTGGACATCATCCGGCGTTGGCAGCGTCACCACTCCCACCGTAAGCGCATCGGCCACCTGGTCGGCCACTTCCAGCGCGCCACGTGTGGATGTGCTGGCCCCGGTAGTCTCAGCCAGTGCCACATGGTCAGGCACATCCAGTACTCCACGCATTGACATCACCGCCGCGACGGTATCGGCTGGCTTCACCTGGGCTGCCAACAGCGTCAATCCGCGCATCGATGTCACAGCGCCAGCGGTCACTGCGTCATTCACCTGGGCTGCGAACACTGCAGCGCCATCGAATGATGTTTTCACGCCAGTGGTATCAGCTGGGGTCACTTGGTCAGCAGTGGCTACGCCGCCGATCAGCGACATCACCACGCCCGTAGTCGCCGCGGGCTTTGTCTGGGCTGCGAATGCCAGCACGCCGATCTACGATGTGTCGGCACCCACCGTGCAAGCTGGATCAACGTGGAGCGCCACGAGCTCAGCGCCGATTGTTGATGTGGTGGTCACCCCGGTGGCTGCATCCTTCACCTGGAGCGCAACGGCTGACACGCCGGTCACTGGTGGATCTGGTGACGTTACTGCGCCGGACATCAGCGCCAGCCGCACCTGGTCGGCATCGAGCGTTGATCCGCTGATCGGTGAGCACTTCGAGACTATTGGCAGCTACGACAAAGGCGGCAACTATGGCCCGATTGGCCTAGGCCCCATTGCCCGCAAGGTGATGGCGCAGCGCGCATGGGTGGCCAATGCATTGCCGCCTGAGATATTCGATGCACCACCAGTTGATGTGCGAGTTCACTTCACACCATGGTGTATGCGGTGGACCTGCATTGCTCGTAGACCTGGACAAATTTGGCGCATCAAGCCCAAAGAATTCATTCCCCATTACCAACTCAGACGGACACCAAAGTCAGAGATACAACGTTCTAGCTTCAAACCCAGTAACCACAACATGACATTGACAAGGAGTACCTGATGAAACTCAAGCGCTTTCCCTTCCTGAACGCTGAACCCGGCGCGGCCGGTGGTGGTGATGCCCTAGCCGGTAGCGCGCCAGCTGGTGTACCCGCAGGTGATCCGCCAGCCGGTGGAGCTCTGGCAGCACCAGCAACCCCCGCCAGTGTGCTGGCCAGTGGTACACCGCCAGCCGGTACGCCACCCGCAGCCGCTGCACCCGGCCCCAATGACTGGATACCCGAGAAGTTCCGCGTCATGAAGGACGATGGCACCATGGATGTGGAAGCCTCAGCCCGCAAGGTTGAAGAACACCGCAGCCACCTGGAGAAGCGCCTGGGTGCTGGTGACATTCCCCCCAAGAGCGCCGACGAGTACAAGGTGAACATCCCCGAGAAGCTGGCCGAGCAATTCAAAGCCGAAGACCTGGCCGCTGATCCCATGCTCAAGTCCTTCATGACCGATGCGCACGCCGCTGGCATGTCGCAAAAGCAGGTGGACATGGTGATCAGCCAGTACCTGGAGCGCCTGCCCGCTATCGGTGGTGCACTGTCCCAGCTCAGCGCTGATGAATGCACGGCCACGCTCAAGGAGGTGTGGAAGTCGGATGCCGACTACACCAAGAACGTGCAGCAGGCCTACAACGCAGCCAAAGCCTATGGCGGTGAAGACTTCGAGGCCATCCTGAAAGACCATGGCAACGATCCGCGCCTGGTCAAGATGTTGGCCAGTGTGGGCAAGGAGCTGGGCGAAGACCGAAGCGCACCGGCTGGCGCTGCTGGCATTACCGAGCAAACTGCCGAGTCGCTGCAGAAGACCCCGGCCTACTGGGACAAAAACCACCCCGACCATGCCGCCACGCTGCAAAAGGTTCAATCGTTCTACGAACGTACCTACGGCAGCAAGCCCAAAACCACCGGCTCCATGGCCTTCGGAACCGTCTAGCCTGCTTCTGGCTGGATTCCGCCACCCCTACCTAAGACCATCGCTTCATTCCCGGCCTGCAGTGGCATGCAGATCACCGGCAGTGAAGCCCGATGGTGCACACGGTAGCCGGTGTTCATCCCCGTAATTGAAGGCCCCGTAAGGGATCACCTGAGTAGGCGAACAACAACCCGTTCAACTTTCAGGAGCTAGATCATGAGCTTTCAAGTCACCGAAGCAATGGTGCAGCAGTACGGCACAAACTTCCGCACGCTGTATCAACAACGCCAGAGCCGCCTCGCGCCCTGGTGCCAAATGGAGGCCGGTATCGTCGGTCAATCCAAATCCGTCGAGCGCGTCGGCAAAGCCGAAGCCTATGACATCACCAGCCGCCACGCTGATACCAAGTACGTTGAAGTCCCGCACTCACGCCGCTGGCTTGATCTGCAGGACAAGGGCTGGGCTGAGCTCGTGGACGAAATGGACAAGATTCGCATGCTTGCGGACCCCACTTCGCCTTACAGCCAGTTGGCTGTTGCCGCGCTGAACCGTGCCAAGGACGACATCATCATTGCAGCCGCTCGCGGTAATGCACGCACCAATTCTGGTTTGATCGCTCTGCCCGCTGGCCAGAAGATCGCTGTGGGTGGCACCTCGCTGACCTTGGCCAAGCTGCTGGCTACCAAGGAAATCTTGGATGCCAACGAGGTGGACGATGACCAGAGCATGGCTGCTGATGGCCAGTCCAACAGCGAACAGTCTTCGCGCGTGATCGTGGTCAACAGCAAGATGCTGACCAACTTGTACGGCACCACTGAAATCAAGTCGGTGGACTACAACAACGTGAAGGCGCTGTCTCAGGGCCAGATCGACACCTTCCTGGGCTTCAAGTTCGTGCGCTCCGAGCGTCTGTACCGCGATGCATCCGTGACCACCCGGTTCGGCATTGCCTACGCCAAGTCGTGTATCGGCCTGGGCATTGGCAAGGAAATCGTTTCCAGCATCGACGTGCTGCCCGGTAAGAACTACAGCGTGCAGGTTTACGCCCGCATGTCCATCGCAGCCACCCGCCTGGAAGACGAAGGCGTTGTGGAAATCGGTTGCTTGGAATAAGCACCGCCATCACCCAACTCTAGGAGAACCACAC